TTTTATATGCTAGTTCCGGAACTAAACTATTTGGAGTCATTAAAAAATTTGGATTTTGATTGATAATAGATCTCAACAAAGTATTACCACATCTAAACACACCAGTTAAAAAAAAGAATTTTTTTTCTTTCATGTATAAGATTATACCTTTCTTTTTTATAAAAGTCTATGTTAGTTAGGATAATATAATTCAGTAGAATTAGGATCAAAAGCTTTAGTATTTGTTCCTAAATTTAAATATTCAGCCTTAGTTTGAATTGGACTTAAAACCCATGATTGAGTTTCTTCATTCCAATCATAACTAGGTCCATCTGTTGGCATAGATATTGGAGGTTTCCATCCATTATAATCGTTATCCCATACCCATGATGGGTATTCTAAAGGTTTAGGTGGAAAAAATTCATCTTTTATTGGATCATAAGTAAAATAAATACCTGCTAATCTACCTCTAATTTTTCCTGTAAAAGAAGTTTGAAGCCATTTTGCATTTGGTTCATTATATAAATTTCTTAAAAAATCTATACCTTTTTGCTCTATTTCATTTCCATTATTATCTGTAATAACTTCATTATTAACAACTACCACATCTGTTACTACATTATCTGAATTTAATTTAGCAAATCTAGCCATATTCATTACGTAACTAAAGTTCCGCTCCCTGTAAATTTAATAACTTTAAATCCACCATCATCAGTTACAGTCGGAGAACCAGTTGTTTGACCTGAATATTTAGAAGCAGGCACTCTAAGAACAACAATTCCTGATCCACCAGCTCCACCTGGTTGTCCATTTTGAGGAGCGTGAGGTCTTCCACCTCCACCACCTCCTCCAGTACCTGTGTTAGCTCCACCAACAGTACCAGGTGTGTTAGCTCCGTGTAATCCACCTTGACCACCAGAAGCATAACTTACAAAAGTATTTCTAACTAATATATCGCTTTGTCCTCCTGGACCTCCCGCATTTCCTTGTCCAGTTCCACCACCTCCACCGCCACCAGCGGCTGGTTGAGTGGCTTGACCGGCATCATAACCTTGAGCAGGAACAGTTGCTGGAACGTTTCCAAGTCCAGGACTTCCTCCGAATGTTGAGTTACCACTTCCTGATGCACCATTAAGACCATTTAAAGCGTTACCACCTCCAGCTCCACCTGCACCACCATCTGATGTAAATGTTGTAAGACCTTGTCCTGAAACAGAAGATGTTTGACCAGCGCTTCCATATCCACCACCTGTTCCTCCACCACTAGCAACTGTTACAGTATATGTAATACCAGGAGCAGGATATTTAATTGTTTGAGTTCTAAATCCACCGGCACCACCTCCGCCGCCACCAGAAGCAGGAGCACCATATCCTCCACCTCCGCCTCCTCCAACTACTAAAAATTCCATAGTTGGGATAGATCCTGCAAATCCAAATCCGCTTGCAGCTCCACCACCTTTTGTACTAATCAAAGGCATTCTTTCTTCTCCTATTTAAATTGTATTTGACTTGCTAAAACTGTGAAAGTAGATGCCGCTGTTTTAATAGCTGTATAAGTATACACATCTGTAGATGAAGCATTACCTGAAGTTGGAGCAGATCCACCCTGCCAAATTGCTGTAACTGTCGTTCCATCAACTTGAATTACGTTATTGTAATATGTTGTGTTATTTTGTTTAGAAAGCAATGCAACTGTAAGTGATTCACCAGTTTCCATAGAACTATTTAATGAATTAGATCCATCACCTCTTAAATTTACAGTAAAATTGGAAGCAGCTGCAACGTTAGAATAGTAAACAGCTTGAGTATTAGTATTATAGTTTAAAGTTGTTTGGAAAGTCGTAGTAATTGTAATACCTTCAGCAACACCAAATATTTTAGCATTACCATTTGCAGTTACTCTTCCAATACCTTTTGGAGTTATGTTTAAACCTACATTTGTATCACCCCCTGTAGCAGAAATACTTGGTTTATTACCTGCTGCAGCATTTGTTACTGTAACTTCATTTGTAGCTGAAGCAGTAGTTACAAATTTAATTTGTTCATTACCATTTTCATCTCCAATAAAATTACCATTATCTATTAAAATATTTTGACCATTTGCATCTAGATTTGCAGATAGTTGTGGAGCATAGTCACTTGATAATTTTTGAAGAGCAGAATCAATTACATCTGTTCCATTAGAGTAAACTAATTTAATTCCTTTATCAGTTGTAGCAAATGTCGGTCCAGTTCCTGAAGTTGTTTTAATTTGAACTGTAAATGCACCAGTTGTATTATTTTTTACTAAATATGTTTTTTCAATTCCATCTGGAACTATGACACTTACGTTACCAGTAATTGTACCTGTTAATTCTATAACAGCATTTTTACCATCTGATAAAGCACCATTAGAAAATGTAAGAGTTGCACCTGTTGTAGCATTAAGAGCTACTGTACCATAACCAGCAATTGCTTGTTGAAGAATAACTAAGTTTGTATTTGTAATATCACCCCATGTACCGGCATTTTCGCCTGTAACCATTAACTCTAGTTTAAGGTCTGTAGAATAACTTGATACCATAATTTTAATTCCTTATTTGTTAGTTTTATTAAATTTAAGCGGCTGTGTCAATCTCTGTCCAAGTTGCATCAGTTCCGGTATTTACTTCAGTCCAGATTTGATTATTTATACTATTTAAAGATACTGTCAATAGGTTACCTGTAACATCTACTTCAGCAGTAGCACCAGCAAATACGTCATTTAATGATAAATTTAATCTAATTCCTGTAGGACTTGCAATAGTATTAGGTATACCTTCTGCAGTTCCTTGAGATATATTTATTTGTTCCCCTGTAACTGAAGTATTTGCATCTCCTGCAACAACTGTTCCAATAGCTAAAGAAACAGTCATTCCAATACCAGTTACTGTAGCATCTGGAGAAGGGTCTACATCTCCTTCTGCAATTGTCATTGCAATATTTACTTCTGAATCGTTCCAACCTTGTTCCCCCCAACCAACAACACCCCAACCAACAGGAGCTATTGTTTCTGGTTGAACTATTACACTTACATCAGTTTCTGTAATATAAGTTCCACCCCATTCTGTATTAATAGAGCCCCAGGAATCTTCTCCCCAATATTCTCTAATACCAGAATCTATAGTTAATCCTAAATTTGTTCCCGTAAGTTGAACTTCTTCCCAAAGACCAGAAGCACCCCATTCTTCTTCACCCCAATAATATCTTCCCCAACCTTCTCTATTATAAGGAATTACATTTCCTGTAGTAATATTTAATTGTTCACCTGTAACGATTGCATCTGGGCCTGGATCTACTTCTCCTTGCGCAATTGTTAAAGTTTGTAATGGATTTTCTGATAAAAATACTTCTGTAGCTATATTTAAATTTACAGAACTTAAATTTGTATTTAATTGTAATCCGGTAGGTATCGGTTCAACATCTATTATTATGTTTTCTTCACCTAAAGATAAATTTAATTGTAATCCTTCAAGAATAACATCACCTGTTCCACCCCAGGCATTTTCACCCCAAGTTAATCTACCCCAGCCTTCATTAATTTCTCCAGCTGTTGTTTCATCACCTAAAGTTATTGGAATATTATCAAATTGACCTCCCCAATTACCATTACCAAAATAACTTTGGTTCCAGGCAATAGGATTATCAACTACGCTTGTAACAGGGATTGTTACATTATTTTGTTCACCAAAATTTCCTTGACCCCAACTAAGTTCACTCCAAGCATTAGCCATAATAGGTAACTCCTATTATGCGTTGCCGATTCTTAGAATAGCCGCTGATGTTGTGTCTGCTGGAAACTGAATTGTGAAAGTTCCAGATGTTGCTGTTTTGTCAGCTCCAAAATCTAATACACATACTGCTGCGTTAGCGTTTGATACATTGTAAATCAAAGCACCTCTTGCAGTTAAAGTAACGCCTGTAAAAGATATATCTGCAAAATCTACAAATGCAACACCACTTGAAACAACTGGTGATATATTTACTAAAACTCCACCACCTGTTATATACTGACCAGTATTTGCAACTTCATTTGTCGAAGTGTAAACAGTTGTTGAAGAATCTAGAGTTGCTGCAGAAGTGTAAAGAGCAAGTTTAAATTGACTTCCCGTAGTCGCAGTAAAATTATGCTGACCTTGTAGAAGTTGTCCTTTAAACGAATTTGCAACTGCTTGTGTTATAGCCATATTAACTCCTAATTATATTATCCTTGTTTTTGAATCTGAGGTGAACCTTCTTGAAATTCATCTCGTCTTCTTCTTCCCATTTGTTCAATAGAGAATCCTTGTAACGCTGACTGATACTTTTGTTCGTAAAATTGTATCATGTCTGCCGGACCCTTTAAAAAACCGTAAGCCTCAACAAGGCATGCATATAACAAGCCAGAGGGAAATTGCTGACTTAAATATGTTGTAGCAACATTACTAGATAATCCTGCTGGTTTCAAGGTATAATTTAATTGCATGGTATATGTCAAGTCTGGAATTGGTGCTAGAACAATATTTTGTTCATCCCAATAACTAAAATATTTAGGTAATCCTTGAGCATTCGTAGCATTATACTCATTAATAAAGCCAGTATCTCTATATTCTATAATAGAATTACTACTATATACACCTGATGGAATAATTTGAGCTTCTCTTATAATTAAAGTTTGATCTGTTAATAAAGGTGTACTTACATAAGGTTGACCTGCAATAATAGTAGCTGTTGCATATTTTCTATTATTATCAGAATCTACATCTCTTTGAATTCTCCATTCAGCATCTTGAATAAATCCATTGACAATCGTTGATGTAAATACGTTTGAATCAACTTCTGTATAATCTCTAATTTTTTGAACAAGTTCTGTGTATGTCATATTAAGCTTCTAGTGTAACTGGACCTGCAGAACATTGTGCTCCACCGCCAGAAACATTTCCTGTTGTTGCTGTATCTGTACTCTGGAAATAAAAATAATTCAATGGATCGCTAACGATTCCTGATGAATTTATTTTTCCAACTGTAATAGTAAAACCTTGTGATCTTGAAATATCTGTCACACCATCAAAAGATGGAACCAGTTCAAACGAAGTCTCGCGCGTAGGCGTGCCCGGGATCAATACTTCTGGTGGTCCTCTGAATCTAACAACGTTGCCAGTTGATCTTCCATGATCTTCTGAATAAACATTGATGTAAGTATTTCCTGCATACTTAATTGTTGTAAATGGATTTGGTGTTAATTCAATAATTACAGGTGGCTCTATTCTATCAGGATGAGCATATTGTAATCCTTCAGGATCAGCGTTATGAGGTTTAGGTTCTAATTGAGGATGTTTTGGTTCATATTCAGTAATATGCACCCATGATCCATTCCATTCTTGTACCATTTCAGTATATGGAAATCTTTGACCAGATCGGTCAGAGATCATGTAAGCATATTTTCCTCTAGATAAATTTCCCATTATGCGCTCGGATAGTAAGTTTTAGGTGTTATGAATGAACTAGAAGAAGAACCATCTTGTTCTAATGCTCTTTTTAATTCATCCTCATATAATAATTTCATATCTTGAATTCTTTGTGGTGCAAATTTAACTGCTAAATAATAAGAAAGTCCAGCACACATACATGGAACAAATCTATATGGAACGTTTGTAATATTTGTATAAGCTCCAACATCTTGAATTCTTTTTGCGTAGTAATAATGCATTACATTATTCACCTGATCTGCTCCTGGTGTCAAATATAAAGTAATTGTAATTTTATCTATAAATCTTTGTACCCAATATTGTGTAGGTTGACCTTCTGAAAATTTAGAAGATAAAGAATTGTAAGTTGATCTATCTATTTTTGTAAGTGGAAAATCTGCAACTGGAACTTGTTGTGTATTTCTATAAGTTGCTTCATAAATATCATCTGGTCCATATGTAATAGAATTATAATCATAAACAGCACTATTATCTGCATGGATTGCAGCTGTTGTACCATTAGCACCTCTTGTGCAACCTGTTATAGTATTCGCATCTGTATTAGTTCCAGTATAAGTAATTTGTTCAGATCCAATTAATAAAGTTCCTGATGTTGGAAACTGCCAAACAGAATCAAGTGTTAAAGTTGTAACAGATGCATTAATTGCACCATCTAAATAACTTAATGTACCATCAGAAGTACCATCTGATGAAGATCTGTAAATTGTATAAACAGTTTGACCTTCTACCATTGAGATAGAATTTTCTGCAACTTCCCAATAATGAAGTCCCCTGTTGCCCCATTCTTGAAATAGAATGTTAAGCGAGCGACGAGCGGCTTTCATTTGGTTACCTGTATTATTTACAAGACCAATTCTTTCGTAAGACTCTTCTATGATCTCATCAATAGTAAAAGTTTTTTCAAAAACTGTAGTGCCTGAAGAGGTAGCCATACTAGCCTCCTACTTTTCTATAAATAACGTAACAGTTAATCCGCTTGCGTTTGAAGCAACTCCAATACCATCAACAATACCTGTTCCATTTCTTTGTGCATATAGAACACCATCTTCTGGTATATTTAAAGTTTCAGTTTGATTTGCTCCAACTTGAATTGGAATATAAACTTGTGTGTTAGTTGAAGTACTTACAGTTGTAGTATTTGCTAAACCATTAATAATACAAGTTCCTGAAGTTCCTCCAGCTTGTATCATGTAACCTCTTAATCTTGTAGGTCCAGTAAACAAAACTGCAGTGCTAACATTACTTGCACATACTACCGGTTTTACATCTGACTTCATATTTTTCTCCTTATATAAGGAGCCCTTTCGAGCTCCTTAAATTAATTTATTATACTGGTGATACAGCTACTCTTGTATCAACTCTTAACCAACTTGAACCATCTGAAAAAGCATAAACTGCTGATCCTGAAGCTCCATCAAGAGTGTAAACCATAGCACCTTCATTAGCAGTTGCTAATAATTTTGTTCCTGATTCAGTTCCTGAAGTGATTGTAAGTGTTGTTGCATTAGTTGCTGAGTAAGGTCTTTTTCCACCTTGTTCAGTATCGTTTGCTCCAGTTCCACCTGCATTTGGATTTGGTCCACCAATAAATCCATTTAGTGATACCACTGGTCCGTTAAACGTTGTATTTGCCATAAGTGTTCTCCTAGTTATTCCAATACCGTCTCTAGGCCGTCGACTATACGCGTCGATATTAGAAGTTAATGTATAGTAGTTGAAATATAGCTGAATTTATTAAATAGCGCAAGGGATACCTGCATCGAAAAACTACTTTTCGGATATAAATAGCTAGGTTTTAGCTAGCTACAGAAAACTCAGGAGCAGCTAACTCTACTTTAATTTGTCTATGAGCTATTTCAGCTTCAGACATTTTAATTTGGTTAATGATCTCACGAATTTTTTCGTCGATCCTAACCATATCAAGAGTGTATTTACCCTCTTGAATGTAGTGTTGCTCCCAATCAAGTTCTAAAGACCTTTTCTGTTTGTAAAGGTTTTGAACTGATATCATCTACAACCTCCTCATAGGTTATCCAGCATTTATCTTTAGCAAAAGATCGCATGCTGTCTTTTAATAATATATCTTTTTTTCCTATTTTGTCAAGGATAGCTTGTTCTATACTTTCTGCACTATCTTCTGCTTCAATGTTAAAATCAGCCATGTGACCATAAGCTCTAATTTTTACTTGAAACAGTTTTGTCATAATTCATTCTTTCTATCAGATTAATGGAGCCCCATAAAGGGGCCCCACTAAATAAAAAATGCTTAAATATTAAGCAGATCCTTGTGATCCGAAGATACCTCTAGGGTCAGACCAGCCGAAGCTGTATCTTTCTCTAGCTTTGTATCTAACGTTACCTGTATCAAAATCACCTTCCATAGCAGTTTTGATAGGTGCTCTTACGAACATCTTCATACCGTTTGGAACGTCAGTTTTGATAAAGAACGCATCAGTATCAGTTAAGAAATTGTTAACCACATAACCTTGTGGAACCATTCCCATTGATCTGATCGCGTTTGTATCGTTATCAGCAGTACC